ACACACCAAATTATGACATCGCTAATGATGAAAATCGTGATGTTATCGGACTTGGTGTATTCAAGCTCAGAAAAAGCATCTACGCAACAGACACAACCATGTTGGACTTCACACTTGAAGAAGCTCACATCGGTAGTATGGATGCATACAAACAAACAGCTAACATTAGCGGTGGTAAGCCCAAGAGCTTCTACATTGAAACCGTTGATGCTAACAGTTCCGTTCTCACGATCTTTGCTAACAAGTTCATCTCGGAAAATTCCGGTACATTCTTGACCGATACAGAGAATCCATTGGTACCCAACACCACAATCAAGTTTCACCCTGAAGCTCAAAAGTATGTATGGGCCACTGGTAGTTATCAGGAAGAGGTTCCTGCAAGTTCCAAGAAAAGTATTGGTAGTATCAATGCTAAGATTCAACGCAACTTTGACAAGCTTTCAAATCTCGATGAATGGGACATTGACATCACTTGTGATGCTGGTCTCACATCTATTGCTACATATGTTAAGTATGTACAAGAAAAGGTTAAGTATGAAACACTACAAGATTGGTTAGACAACAACGGTTACAGCAGCGTACAAGATTATGCTGATCAAAACTCTGGAAACACTTTATATGCTGATTATACTGCATATAAAAACGGTGAGAGTATCGGCGGTAGAGCCGCTTCAACTCTTAAATACCCAGAAAATCCAGACATCATTGTCGCATATGATGATGATGCTGTGATGGACACATCTGGTTTGTACTCAAACACGATTGGAGCCTCTAAAGGAGCTGCTGCTGATTGGGTAGGTTTACAAGGAGTCGCAACTTGGGGTGGTCAAGAAGTAGTCAACCACTGGAAAGCAGTTGTAGATTCATTTGTGATCTTCGCGCAAGACCGTAGAAAAGACCACATAACATTGATCGACCCATTACGTCATATATTTGTTCAAGGTCGTAACGGTGTAGCTCAAAAAGACACAACCAAGAACTTCAGTCAACACATTTTTTACCCGATGAAACACTTGATGAGTGCAGTTAACACAAACTATGCTGCAACATACGGTACTTGGGTCAAGCAATATGATGCAACACAGGATAAAAACTTCTGGGCACCACCTAGTGGAGTGGTATCCGCTTCATTTGCTACAAATGACTCAGTGTATCAACCATGGTTTGCTCCAGCAGGTTTCACTCGAGGTTTAGTAACTAACGCATTGGACATCGCTTTACGTCCTAATCAAAAACAACGTGATCAGTTTTACAAAATTGGTGTGAACCCTATAGCCTGGTTCCCAGGAGATGGATACGTTATTTTTGGTCAGAAGACATTGCAAGCCAAGCCAAGTGCATTCGACAGAATCAATGTACGTCGTATGTTCCTTTATTTGGAAAAAGCAGTCCGGAAGACAATCAAGTACTTTGTATTTGAACCTAACACGTTCGGTACTCGTCAGAACATAATTGCTGTACTTACACCAATTTTCCAACGAGTCAAGAGCACACAAGGTCTATATGACTACTTGATAGTTTGTGACGACAGAAACAATCCACCGGTGGTGATCGACAACAACGAAATGGTGATTGATATATACATCAAACCAGTAAGGTTCGCTGAGTTTATCTTGGTAAACTTCTACGCAACCAGAACAGATCAAAACTTCGGTGAGTTGATTGGATAAGGAGCCGCTAGACTAAATAATTTTAGGAGAAAACAGATATGGCAGATATAACAGAATATGATATTGAACACTTTTACGACAATCTTATTGTCCGAGAAGTAGCTAGACAACACCAGTTCCGTGTAACTAGTATTAGCACAGGATTTGGCGCCGATGTACCCGCTGGGATCAACGACGTTGAAAACAAGTTGTTGGTAGAGAGTACCACATTACCCGCTAGAAGCGTGACTAACGTACCAGTCAACTTCCACGGTGTGGACTTTAACTTACCCGGTAATGCTAAGTATCCCGGAAGTGATGCTTGGAACGTGACGTTTAGACTAGACCAACAATTAAACATCCGGAGAATATTTGAGGACTGGAACACAGCAGTGTTTGACGACCGTACTACCGCTGGTAGTATTGTTCGTAGTAACGATGCTTACATGGTTATCAGTTTATTCGACCAGATGGGAGCATCTCATGCTCAATATGTACTATGGGGTATATATCCTACAGAAGTAGGTTCCCTCGAGTATAATGTTGGATCGGACGGAGACATTGTCACATGTCAGGTTACATTAGCATACCATTACTGGAGCCGTCAAGGACCTAACGCGTTCAACAACCGCTCTATTGTTGCAGACCCATCACTGGGTGGAGGGGTACAAAACTCCGCTAATACATATGGTGGTAGCGCTAACGCTGAAACCGGGCTGTAATAGTCGTATCAATTATCTCAATAAAGG